TTACTGATGCGTCTGGTAGTGGTGAGTGGCGTAAGCGAAATAGCCACGCTGACGCATCAGTTCACGGCACAGATCCGGGTGCGGAGTAAAGCGGTCGCGACCGTGCAGCCAGAACAGGTTGTTAATCAACAGGAATTTGCCAACGGGAACGGGTACAGAAAGAATGCCTGTACTGGTTTCAATGGCGTCCGAAAGCTCGCTCAACCACACGCCTTCTTCGAAGTCTTTCGGCTGGACAAACTGGTCGATATAGCGCATCACCGGGCGGCCCTGCTGATCGACATCGAACACCGGATGGAAGACATCTTTGCTGACGTTTTTGCTCGGCGGCGCGGCAAAGCGCATCGGACGGCGCGCCAGCGGATGGCGGAAAAAGTGGTCCAGATGTTCCCAGTCATCGAGATGCAGCAGCAGCGAGTTACCGCCCTGCATGTTTTGCTCGTCGATTTTCATCATCAGCACGTAATCAGTGATCTCTTCAACGTAAGTGCCGTCGTTGTGCAGCTCCATTACGCGGTGCGGCTGACGAAGATAGCTGTCTGAGTTATCAACATTTTTCACCACGAAACGCGCGTAATACTGACCGCTCATGGCGTCAAAATTGGAGCGACCAATCAGATGCGCCACCGCCGTCGCCAGCTTCACCATCTCATCCGCCTGCGCGACATCATCGATACCCACCGCATTGATCAACAGCGCACCTTCAGCGCGGTTTAACAGGGTCTTCAACAGCAGCGGTTGCAGCTGATTCGCACACAGATCGTCGAGAATTTTGCCTACCCGAAAACGCAGAAACGATTTGTACTCCAGCGCCTGCACGGGCCACTCGGCAACCTGTTCGAGGAACCGATTGGTCGTCTGTTCGGTGAAGGTGAGTTCCGGCAGACGCGGGGATTGCGCCGACGGGATGAGAGTGAATCCGCTATAGTCCTGGCCTGAATCGACAGCGTTATTTTGTACGGCGGTCAGTGCATTCATCAGAAGCGATCCTCTTATGAGATGTAGGGTGACATGGCGATGCTCATTTCGTAGCCATAATCTAAAAATATCTACATTTCTGAAAAATGCGCATAAAAGTTACATATTGTTTTCTTATTGTGATCAAAAATAACAAATTAATAACAAATAATGTGAGGGATAAGAATTGGGTTGAAAGGAAATGAATAATTAAAACAATATATTAAGTGTGCTTATACTCTTTTTCGAACTGGTGGCATTTGTTTAAATGCTATTTAAACTGCTTTTCCAGAGTTCAACTTACTGAGTTCCGTGTCGACTAATGTGAGTAAGATCAATCGCATCCAACCTATGTTACTTGATGGAATCGATAACAATATTAATGAATATACAGATTCCGGGAAGGCTGGCTATGGGAGCAAATTATTCTCTTTCTGGCAACGGGTAAATAACAGTGACCATTTGTCGAGAAGCTGATACTGAGCTGAGGGATACTGTATATGTCTGGACTGTAATTGGATGAATTCTATTCAGGGCGGGTCAGGACCAATAAAAAAGCCCGCATCAGCGGGCTTTAATGTCATAGGGAGTCGCGACTCCGTTGCGTATCCTTTTTTGTCTCCTCACCGTCTGGTCGGTGTCCTGCTGAGACTTATAACTTCCTGTTTTTGTTGGTGTAGTCCTTACACCGTCCAATCATGATTGGTGGAGCTGGCGGAGTTTGAATAAATATTGTATTGCTTTGATTTTTAATGATTTTGTTTAATTCAGTTTTTGTGCGTATACCTAATCGTATACCAATGGCTGTAAGTTAATGTGAAATGAAAGCGCATTTTTACTTGGATTGATGCTATATCGTACAGGAAAAAAATTTTTTTTCGGAAGAACTGTTCACACTGTTCACCTTTCTGTTTTTTCCTTTTATTTCAGTTGGATAGGTGGTAAATAATGGGTGAAGGGTGAACATTCGATTCTTCACCTCCGGCATTCTGCCGGTGTGACTCATACCGGCGATTAATCCTCCGCACTGAAAATCACACAGGAAGAAAAAAAGTTTTTTTTGATTTGATTGTTCACACTGTTCACCTTTCGTTTTTCTCTTTTAATTTCAGTGTGATAACGGGTGAACATACGGTGAAGGGTGAACACTGGATTGTTCACCTTCGGGGGATTCAGGGATGAAAAAAGACCGGCAGATGCCGGTCAGATGAGTCATGATGGTCAGGTTGTTGCAGGGTCGTCACATTTTGGCAGCCAGTCGCCGTAGCTTTCCTCTTTCAGCGTCAGGTTGGTCTGTATCCCCTGTTTGGTATGGCGCTTCTCGTAATTCAGTCCGTATTCCTTCAGCATCACCGGCAGCCCCAGCCCGAACATTTTCAGACTGAGTACATTCCGGTAGCCGTTTGCCTCCATGTAGGCCAGATAGGCGTGATAGAGGTATTTACGGTAATTACGCGGGATGATACTGGCGTTCCCCATATACATGCCGCTGGTCTGCGGCAGGGTTTCCAGATAGCCGATAAAATCAAACGTCGGGTCGGCATCCCGTTTGATGTTCAGTGCCTCGTCTGAGTTCTGCTGGGACTGAAGCAGTGACCGGGCGAGCATCGGGTCGCTGAACTTCTGCATCAGGTGACGCACGATGACCGCCAGCTCGCGGGTGATTTTGTCCTTAAGCTGCGGGTCGCGCTCCTGCGGGGCTATCTGTTCCGGGAAGTGAATAATCACCCGCCGGCGTGACACGCCGCCGCTGCGGTCGGTGAAGCGCATCGGGTTATTGTTCACGGCCAGAATTACCGCCGGGATGTGCGTGGAGTACGCATCCCGGTATTTCGGGTCAACGGACACCGCATCGCCGCCGGTGATGGCCTTGAGTCCGGCTCCGTCGCCGCTCCATTTTTCCTGGTCCGGCAGGCGTATCAGTGAGAAGCCAGTTAACGCGGCACGTTCACGCGGGGATTCCAGCGTCTCGATGGTGGCCGACGTGGCGTTATCCTCACCAGCCAGCAGGGTGGCTATTTCGGCCATGATACTTTTGCCGCTGCCGCCGGGACCGGTCACCTCCAGAAAGAGCTGCCAGTCGTAGCGGTTTGCCAGCACCATAAACAGTGCGGCCAGAATCACGTCGCGTTTTTCCGCACGGCCACCGGCGGCACGGTCAAGCCAGCGCCAGAACGCGGGAGCGTGGGTTTCCAGCGTTTCACCTTCCACCGGCGGGGTGAAATCCACATCGCACAGGGTGCGCATCCAGTGTGACGGACTGTGCGGGTGGAACGTGCCGTTCTGCGTGTCGAGCACGCCGTTACGAAAGCCAATCAGGCGGCGGGAGGGGGCTTCCTGTTGCGGAATAATCAGCTTCAGGGTGTCCACCACGGAGGCCACCTTCCCGGAGGAGAACGGCGCGCGCAGCCGCTGAAACAGCCCGGCCACATCCCGGGCAAAGTCCTGTGGTGGCAGCACCTTCCAGACACCATTTTCATAACGGGACAGAAGCTGGCCGTTGGCATCGACCGCGAGCGCCTCGCCGTAATGCTCATAGATACGCATGGCCTTTTCGCTGGTACTCATGGCGGAAAACTCCGCTTCGCTCATGGTGTCGAACGGGCTTTCAGCCGGTGGCCGGATGGCATCGTAAATGGCCTTACGGGTGGCCTCCCCGCCGTACTGCGTGAAGGCATCATTCCAGTCACCGAAGACCGGCGGCAGGGCAACAACGCCCTCACACGCATCTGCGGCTGCGGCGGCTTTTGTCTGGCCGTCACCGCTGAGGTCACGGTCTGCGGCAAGGACAATCTGACAGGCCGGATACTTCTGTCGGGCAAGGCTGGCCAGAGAAAGGAGGTTCACGGAAGAAAGCGCCACCATCACCGTTTCACCGGTCAGGTGATGCACGGTAAGTGCGGTCGCGTATCCCTCCGCTATCCACAGACGTTTTCCTGCCTGATTCTGTCCTTCAAGGGTGTGACAGGTGCCCCTGACCTGTCCGCCTTTCAGGGTGCGCTTACGGCCGTCAGCACTGATTAACTGAAGGTTAACCAGTTCGCCGCTGTCGTCATACAGTGGCACCACAAGGTCACCGGCGCGCCAGCTCACGCCACCGGCTCTGTGTGTGCCGGTCAGCATCCGGCATTCCCGGCCGGGAAAGCCCTTGCGGGTCAGGTAGGCGTTACCGGTTCCGGGACAGGTTTTCGCCATCAGGGTTTGTGCCAGTGCGGCGGCGTTCTTCCGGGCAGCGTCTGTTTCAGCAACGGCGGCGGTCGTCACTGCCGGGTCAGCCGGTGGCAGGCTGCCGGTCACGGCAGCCACCTTTGCGGCCGCGTCGGACGGGGAAACACCAAACACCTTTTCAACCAGTTTCAGGCCGTCACCGGCACCACACTGATTGCAGTACCAGGTGCCGCGCCCCTCCCTGTCATCAAAACGGAAGCGGTCACTCCCGCCACAGACCGGACAGGGCTGATGACGGTTCTTCAGCACCTGAATCCCCAGCGCCGGGAGAATACGCGGCCAGTGGCCGAGCGCATGGCTGACGGTGGCGGTTACGTTCATTTTCATGGTGTTGTTCTCCTTCAGTGCAGTACCGGCGCTTTTATGTGACGGGCACAGAGTTCATCCATCACAACCAGCCCGAGAAAGGACAGCGACGGCGCGGCCTTCAGGGGGCCGGATTCCATTAAATCTTCCAGCAGGGCACAGGCTATCTGACGCCCTTTTTCCTCACCGTGCTGGCGCAGATAAAAGCCCTCCAGCTCAGCGGCGATGGCCGCCTCCAGTGACTCAAGGGTGAGATGCGGGTAGCGGTGCTGACGTTCGCACACGGTCAGCCAGGCACAGGCGACAGCGCGACGGTAAAGGGCTGCGCGTAAGACGGGCGGTAAGGGTGTTTTCATTTGCTTTCCTCCCTGTGACAGATGACTGCATTCCGTGCCGGTTGCATTAACTGATAAGGCATATCTGCGTCTCCTGAAGACGTGCGTATCCCTGCGCGAATACGCACATTTAATTTTTCGGGTGTCGTTTTTTAATTACAGATAATTGCGGTAACTGTTATCCGGGGTGGTTTCCGGGTCAGGCTCCGTGCGGGGAATTTCCCGCCATTCCCGCGCCACCGGTGCCGCCCGGCTGACCGGAACAGGGTCCTGCGGGTAAATATCCAGATATTTCTCCCGCCATTTCTGTAATTCCGGGTCTCCGGCCATTTCTTTCAGTACCGCATGCCGGTTTACGGGGCTGCGTTTGAACAGGTCAGGACGGTCACAGGTAAATTCCCGCAGAAAACGCCCCAGCGGGATGTCTGTGGTGCGCCCGTCAGCGAGGATACGCACAAGGATACTGAATTTACGGCGGTACGGATTCCAGACAATGTCCGGGCAGCGGTACGGCATTTCCCACGGAATACCGTCTTCCAGAATGCCGACCACGGCCACATCGGGAAAACCGGCAGAACGGTAAATCTCACCGGGCTGGGGAAAATCAAACATGCGTCCTGTCTCCCCGGTCTTTCTGCTGGGCGAGAAAATCGCGGCACAGGCCTTTGGCTTTCAGCTCATTCAGCACAAAATCAATATCTTCATTCAGGTAGCTGAAAATATGCGGAATGTAGAGCTGATGCAGGCCGGAGAGTTCACGGTGAATCAAATCACCCCCAACAAACTGGGATACGGCGCTGGCGCGGTTGAGCTTATGGTAAGCCTCAATGCTGAGGTGTTCACGGGCGTCATGACGCGCTGAGACGGTCTGAGGGGCTTTTTTATTACGCACGGGACACCCCCATCACCGGCAGACGGGCAGCAAGGGAGAGCACATAGTCACGGACAAGGGAACGGCGGGCGCTGCGTTCATCACCGGCGACGGTGCGAAGCATACAGATACGGGGATGACGGTCTGCGCGACGGACAGCCGCAAACACAAAGACAAATTCAGGGTGTGAGGGGGTAAGGGTTGTAGCCATGATGGCAGCCTCCTGTGAATAGCAAATAACGCTATCGCCGGAGTTCTCACGCTCGATGGCGATAGCCCAGACGGGGGTGAGAATACCGGCTTCACAGGATACCGGCCAGCCCGGAGGCTGCCCCGCCTGAGCTACCATTGACTCTGCGGCATAATGAGCGGACGCGGGCAGGATGCACGGAATGCCATCTGCACGACTGACCACACACCACACCATAATCTGGCGCTCTGTGGCATTGATTGCGACACAAAAAAAGACGCGTGGCGCGTCATATGTCGCCTGTGAATTGCTCGGGTTCTCACGCCCGGCTGCCGATTTTGCGGCAGCGGAAAAACTATATCCGCAAATGCCGGAAAAAGGCAAGCCAGAAAAAGGGAGTTTTTGCAGAGCGGGCATCATCATGCGTCGTACCCCCGTTTGCGTCCGGCAATGCGCCCGGCCATCCATGCGGTGACTTCAGAGTGCAGCCAGGCCACATTTTTACCGCCAAGACTCACCTGCGGCGGAAATTCCCCCTTACGGATGAGTTCATAGATGGTCGAGCGTGACAGGCCGCACAGGTGCATCACTTCCGGAAGACGTAAAAAACGCTCCTGTGTGATGTCCGGCAGCGGCATCAGTGGCGTCACAGGGGCGGGAGACGGGGAAGAAAAAACAGCTTGCATCGGGCTACCTCGTTAATGTCCATACAGCACCGGATAAGTCCGTCCGGCTTCGGGTAGCGCTTTATTTTGTGAATATTTTCAGCAGACGCAACAGGGGGGATTTGTTCCGGCAGCCTTACAATGCTTGTGTATTTTTTGTTCATCTCCACTTAAAGTCATTTAAAGCCACTTAAAGCAATTCGTAATTTTTATAGTGAAATACAAATCGTTTTTTCTTATTCATTCCCGGCGAATTAATAAAAACAAACAGTAATAAACAGCACAAAAAGCCCATCAACGGGTGAACAGTGGTGAACAGACGGTGAACAGTCATTACTGCGATTGTTCACCCTTTAACTTACTGTATTACTTATCTTTTTTCTTATGGTGAACAGAGGTGAACAGTAAAATATAAAAAAAATAAACAGTAAGCCGTTTTTTCCAGCGACCTTTTCCTGGCTTGCCGGTGTGAGGATGAGTCTCCTGTGTCAGGGCTGGCACATCTGCAATGCGTCGTGTTGTTGTCCGGTGTACGTCACAATTTTCTCAACCTGAAGTGACGAGGAGCCGGAAAATGTCTGACAACACCATCCCTGAATATCTGCAACCCGCACTGGCACAACTGGAAAAGGCCAGAGCCGCCCACCTTGAGAACGCCCGACTGATGGATGAGACCGTCACGGCCATTGAACGGGCAGAGCAGGAAAAAAATGCGCTGGCGCAGGCCGACGGAAACGACGCTGACGACTGGCGCACGGCCTTTCGTGCAGCCGGTGGTGTCCTGAGCGACGAGCTGAAACAGCGCCACATTGAGCGCGTGGCACGCCGGGAGCTGGTACAGGAATATGACAATCTGGCCGTGGTGCTGAATTTTGAACGCGAACGCCTGAAAGGGGCGTGTGACAGCACGGCCACCGCCTACCGGAAGGCACATCATCACCTTCTGAGTCTGTATGCAGAGCATGAGCTGGAACACGCCCTGAATGAAACCTGTGAGGCGCTTGTCCGGGCAATGCATCTGAGCATTCTGGTACAGGAAAATCCGCTCGCCAACACCACCGGGCATCAGGGCTACGTCGCACCCGATAAGGCTGTCATGCAGCAGGTGAAATCATCGCTGGAACAGAAAATAAAACAGATGCAAATCAGCCTCACCGGCGAGCCGGTTCTCCGGCTGACCGGACTGTCAGCGGCAACACTCCCGCACATGGATTATGAGGTGGCAGGCACACCGGCACAGCGCAAGGTGTGGCAGGACAAAATAGACCAGCAGGGAGCAGAGCTTAAGGCCAGAGGACTGCTGTCATGATTTACTGCCCGTCGTGTGGACATGTTGCTCACACCCGTTGCGCACATTTCATGGACGATGGCACCAAGATAATGATTGCACAGTGCCGGAATATTTATTGCTCTGCGACATTTGAAGCGAGTGAAAGCTTTTTCTCTGACTGTAAAGATTCAGGAATGGAATACATTTCAGGCAAACAGAGATACCGCGATTCACTGACGTCAGCCTCCGGCAGCATGAAGCGCCCGAAAAGAATGCTTGTTACCGGATATTGTTGTCGGAGATGTAAAGGCCTTGCGCTGTCAAGAACATCGCGGCGTCTGTCTCAGGAAGTCACCGAGCGTTTTTATGTGTGCACGGATCCGGGCTGTGGTCTGGTGTTTAAAACGCTTCAGACCATCAACCGCTTCATTGTCCGCCCGGTCACGCCGGACGAGCTTGCAGAAAGCCTGCATGAAAAACAGGAACTGCCGCCAGTACGGTTAAAAACACAATCATATTCGCTGCGTCTGGAATGAGGGCTGCCGGTTAACACCGGCCGTCGCCGCACACCGTATTTTTATTCTTCAGCATGATGAGAAAGAGATAACGATGGAAAGCACAGCCTTACAGCAGGCCTTTGACACCTGTCAGAATAACAAAGCAGCATGGCTGCAACGCAAAAATGAGCTGGCTGCGGCCGAACAGGAATATCTGCGGCTTCAGTCAGGAGAAGGCAGAAACGTCAGTCGCCTGGACGAATTACGCAATATTATCGAAGTCAGAAAATGGCAGGTGAATCAGGCCGCCGGTCGTTATATTCGTTCGCATGAAGCCGTTCAGCACATCAGCATCCGCGACCGGCTGAATGATTTTATGCAGCAGCACGGCACAGCACTGGCGGCGGCACTGGCACCGGAGCTGATGGGCTACAGTGAGCTGACGGCCATTGCCCGAAACTGTGCCATACAGCGTGCCACAGATGCCCTGCGTGAAGCCCTTCTGTCCTGGCTTGCGAAGGGGGAAAAAATTAATTATTCCGCACAGGATAGTGACATTTTAACGACCATCGGATTCAGGCCTGACGCGGCTTCGGTGGATGACAGCCGTGAAAAATTCACCCCTGCGCAGAACATGATTTTTTCGCGTAAAAGTGCGCAACTGGCATCACGTCAGTCTGTGTAAAATTCCCCGAAAATCCTCCCGTTTTTACTGAAAAAAGCCATGCATCGATAAGGTGCATGGCTTTGCATGCGTTTTCCTGCCTCATTTTCTGCAGACCGCACCATTCCCGGCGCGGTCTGAGCGTGTCAGTGCAACTGTATTAAAACCGCCCCGCAAAGCGGGCGGGCGAGGCGGGGAAAGCACTGCGCGCTGTGGGTGCATAACCAAAAGTTTTGATGTCGTAAATATGCGCAAGATACTGGTTTCTGAAACTCGAGGTTGATATCTTACTTGTCAAAAGGATATGAGATAAGGAGTGTATAAATGGCCAGGCCGTTACCACTGAATAAAGATTTGATAGTTTGTGTACCTAGTAATTATTCCAATACCTCGAGAGGGAAGTTTTTCGAGAATTTTTGCGCTGATATACTCCGCCGGCAATCGTATAGAATTGATGGTATGGAAGTCAGAAAATCTGGCATGGAAATTGATATTCAGGCTACTCATACACCATCAAATGAAAAGCTGTATGTAGAATGTAAATTCATGCAGCAAAAAGTTGATTCATCTGTGGTTGATTTGGCATTTTCTCAAGCATTTAGGTTGAGAGTTAAAAAAATTGCACTTTTTTCAATTTCTGATTTGGGTAAAGATGCTCAGTCAACGCTTGAGGATTATAGACTTGATGAGCGTATAGATTATTCTTTTTTTGATAAAAAAGAGATTCTTATATCTATACTTGCAACAGGTAAGGTTGAGGATATTCCAACAGATGACATTCCGGCAAAATATACTAGTGCAACACTTTTAGTTCATCCTGAAATAGAAATGACTTGGCTTTTGCAAGAAGTTGAAAATGGTAGCCCTATAAGAGTGGTGCCGTTCGCTATAAATAAAAATAGTAAAATTCCAAGTGTCAGTCGCATAAGTGATATTATAAAGGAGCAAGGGCTTTTTGAAGGGTTGGAAGTAACTGATTTTTATATATTATCTGAACCGGAACAAACTGTTTCGTCTTCAAAATTATCTGAAAATTACGAAAGGGAAATTGTCAGTGAAATAATTCTTGCTGACGATTTTATGGATTATAAGCCATGTCAGCCGAAAGACTTTGTTGGTCGCGAATATATACAGAAAGAAGTTTGGGATTATCTTGAGAATGTTAGAGGAAATAGCTCTCAAAGTAGAGTCCTATCACTTATAGGCGGTTCAGGAAATGGAAAGTCATCTTTAATAGCAAGGCTATCCTCAAGATTTAAAAATCAAAAATGGAAGAATAAATTCTTCCTTACACCAGTCGATGTCCGTTCTGCTAGAGGCGGACGTTTTGTGGCAGAAGCTGTCGTTAAAGCTTTCAGCAGTGCGATCAAAGAAGGTTTTATCGAATATGAAAAACCATTCCTGATTGAGAGTGTTACGGATATCATAGGATCTGAGAGTGTTCAGGAATGTTTAAAATACCTTTCCGAACATGATAAGGTATTGACTATTTTCTTTGATCAGTTCGAAGAAGTCTTTATGAAAGAGGAACTATTCGGGCTATTTAAAGAATTTGAACGATTCGCACTCGATGTCTCGGCACTACAAAGCAATTTAGTTGTAGGGTTCTCATGGAGAACTGGTATTACTTTAGGGGATGAAAATCCAGCGTACTCAATGTGGAATCGGCTAAAAGATTATAGGGTTGAAAAGAAACTTGAGCCTTTTGATCTAAAAGATTCATCTAAATTAATTAATAGTTTCGAGCTAAATACAGGGTTTAAATTAAATAAACCTTTACGCACGCGTCTTATTCAGCAAGCTCAAGGTTATCCATGGTTATTGAAAAAGCTTTGTATTCATGTATTCAAAAAACTAAAAGGAGGTATCTCACAGGATCAAATGTTGGTTAGTCAACTACAGATCTCAAATTTATTTCATGAGGATTTAGATAGGCCTGAAAAACAAAATTCATGTTTAAAATTTGTGGCAAAGAACTCTCCGATTAGTCAATATGAAGTTACTAAAGAGTTTGGGAGTGATACTGTTTTAGAGCTAATTTCAGATAGGATGGTAATTAAAACAGGTGAAAAATTATCAGTGTATTGGGACGTTTTTCGAGATTACTTGAAAGGAAATGACCTTCCAGTTATACCATGGTCATATATGCCATCAACATCTCCGAAAATGGTTTTGTTAATTCTTGATGTTGTAAACTCGTTCAAAACCATTAGCTTGGATGAACTGCAAACTAAACTAAAATATAGTCGGGGAACATTAATAAATGTTTTAATGGATTTGCAGTATTTTGTTCTCATAGACAGAGATTTAAATGGGAATATAGTTTGTAAACAGACTATCACAAATGTCCCTGAGTTTCTTCGTGAGCATTTTAAGAGTCATAGTGTTTTGTTAGAATTGGCAGAGAATATTGTTGATGCCGATTTAAGAAGAGTTCCTATCGATAAGTATGAATCTATAATAGCCCATACTTATAAGAATAAAGACGGTGGTTATCCTAAGTCTTATAGTTCAAAATTATTGGCTTGGTTACAATTTACGGGGCTGATAGCGGTTATCGGGAAATCTGTGGTTATATATGATGGCGAGTTGTTTTCCCCAGCATTTGGGGCGATTGATCTAGATAAAAGAGGGGCACGTAATAGAAGAGGATCACTTTTCTTAGCTGCTACTTCGCCAGAAAAAACACTCGAAGTTGCCGAGTATCTGTGCGCCAATAAAAAAATGAGCCATTCATTCATTCAGGCGAATAAACATAGGAATGCAGTGCAGGATTTAATTTCTTTAGGTTTTTGTTCTCGACAAGATGATGGTGTGGTGATAAATAATAAAATAGAAGTTATATTAGAAAGCATCAGCCTTGAAAGGGCTTTAGCTAGGTTAGTCACTGAATCTCCAGCTATCAAAATATTAAATGCTTATGTAAATAAATTTGGCGATGATGATAAGAAAATGATGGGGGCAGCACTAGCAAAAGAACTTGAGAGAACATGGACACCTGCATCTACTACTAGATATATTTATGCACTAATGAGATATCGAAATTTCGCATTGGAAACTTTATAATTATTAAATCATAGGGCGAAAGCCCTATGATTTTACTTTTATACCCCACCATGACATCAATTCTCTGCGTTGTTCTAAATAAATAGAACGATTATACGCCCGCCGTACTTCATTTTTATCTATATGCGCTAAAGCTGATTCTATAATATCGGAATTAAAACCAGACTCGTTCAACGCTGTGCTAGCTATAGAACGAAGCCCATGAGCAACGAGTTTACCGCCATAACCAATCCTTTTAAGAGCAGCATTAGCAGTTTGGCTATTCATAGGTTGTTTAGGATCATTCCTGCTGGGAAAAACATGTTCTCGGTGAGCGCTAATTGGCTTCATTACATCCAGAATCTCTAATGCCTGTGGTGATAAAGGAACAATGTGTTCCCGCTTAGCTTTCATCCGTTCGGCTGGAATAGTCCAGAGCTTCGTATCGAGATCGATCTCTGCCCAACGGGCACCAGAGGCCTCAGAAGGGCGCACGAGCGTCAGGAGTTGCCATTCAATGAGACAGCGAGTCGGAACAGACAGATTTGACATGACTAAAGAACGCATCAGCTTCGGCAATTCTTCTGGCCGCAGCGTCGGCATGTTTTGTTTTTTGGGCTTCTCAAAGGCCATTCCAATACCTGATGCTGGATTGGCATCAATCAGACCAGTGTTTACGGCATAAATCATTATCTCGTTAATACGCTGCACTAGTCGACGTACAGTCTCAAGCGCTCCACGAGCTTTGATTGGTTCCAATGCTTCAACTAATATTCGGGCTTTAATTTGCTGAACGGGGATCTCACCGATGGCAGGGAATACATCTTTCTCCAATGAGCGCCAAATGTCTTTTGCGTAATCAGGGGTAACGCTTTTACTTTTGAGCTGGAACCAGTTAGCGGCGACCATTGAGAAAATACTGTCCAGAGCGATTTGCTGCTGTTCCTCTGCAACTTCGGCCTGAATTTGTGGGTCAATTCCGTTGGCTAACAAGGCAAGGTAATCCGCTCTTAACCCTCGGGCGTCAGCAAGTGAAAGGGCGGGGAAAGCACCAAGCCCCATCATTGTCCGCTGTTTTGTCGCTGGACGTTGATAACGGAAACGCCAGAGCTTTTTCCCGCTGGTTTTCACTATCAGGAAAAGGCCATCGCCATCATGCAGAGTTAGATCCTTCTCTAACGCTTTAGCGCGAAGAACTTCGGTGTTGGTAAGGGGGCGTGTTGTCCGTGCCACTGTGGCCGCTCCTTCATGAATTGGTATACGCTTTTAGGTATACATCCTACCGTATACCTAAACGTATACCAATAATCACCGGATTTAGCCGGATGTTCTCGGACAACGACAGACACAAAAAAGCCCGCAGGGCTTGTGCCATGCGGGCTTTCTGTACTTCACCGGACGTATCCGGATCATGATTTGGTGGAGCTGGCGGGAGTTGAACCCGCGTCCGAAATTCCTACATACCATTTATATTATAGTGAAAATAGATATTTACGTTTTAAATCAGTGAATTAGTCTTATCTTGTGTTTGGCTGTTTTATGTGATTTTAAAGTTCTGCCGCCAATTTGTCGCCAGTTTTATAGTATGGGGTTATCTATCTTTTTATATTCAAATAGCATATCAATACTTCTTTCGAGTTTGTAAAAATCAGTTAAGGGGTATAGTTTTACAATGTCCTCTTCGAAGTTTTTAATTCCAGACAGTTTTTCTTGACTTTGAAGATATCTCTTTGACATCATCAATTCTATTGAATTTTCTGTTATTGATGAATGATCTAATGTTTTTAAGACCTGCCACGAAATAGGTGGCGTAAAGTCGAATAATGTGGAGAGTTTAGGGCAAAAATTTTGTTTTACCGTTTGTTCATATGTAACTTTGGGTGGAAATACAACATTTATTGAGCGGTTACTTAATCGTGAATTAGGCATTTTTGTAGAGAAGTAAGCTACACCGACAATTTTCGAGTAAGTTTTTCTACTAATCCATTGCATCAACAAATTAGGGATAATGTACTCTTGTATGAATGTTGCAGAACGATGATTTTTTAAATAATTACATGCAATAATTAAAGGCCAGAAAATGAGATAAGAGGCCTTTACTCTATTTGTTTCGGCTAGTTTATTTTCGTCGGCGTAATTTGGTGAGGGATGTAACAAAAGCTGTGATGCAAAGTTTAAGACTTTATATTCAGTTTCACTGGTAGTAAATGATGAAATAAAAAGCTTGTCAAAATCTGGTTTTCCCATCTCCTGCCAACAAACATAAACAGAAGTGCCAAGATATAAACATGGTAAGCCAGCGACTGAATATCTTTGTGCACTAACAAAATGTCTATTGGAGAATGGAATATGGAAAATTTCATCTCTTGACGTTAGAGGATTTTCACTTTTTCTAACTCGAAATAATGGTTTTTTATGATTGCAAATGCTACTGAGTGGAGTAGTGATGCGATGTATGTGTTGGATTGTTGAGTTATCAGAGAATGTTTTATCAAAGTGGTCATATGCTGACTTGATATCACCTGATAAAAAACTTTCAAGTGATAATGTTATTCCATTTTGAATGTTCTTAACTTTGCTGATTAATTCATCAAAATTCGGCATCCCATCTTTATTGTTGCTTTTGTATTTAATTATTGTTTTTAGATACTTATCGCAACGTTCAGTGAAGTCACTTATTATATCTCTATGTACTATAAGTGGAGGGTTTAATTTTGGTTCGGAAATGACTTGTTTTAATAATGAGTTTAAATGGTTCTCAAATAACTTTTCTTTATTGACTTTGTTTTTAATATCCATTTTGGTAAGCTCAAATAGTTAACATATGTAAAGGGTTTTTGGTAACGGCATCTTCAAGATGGTCTGGGGAAAAATGAGAATAAACCATTGTCATTTTTATATCTGTATGACCGAGAATCTCTTTAAGAACAAGTATGTTTCCTCCGTTCATCATAAAATGGCTGGCAAATGTATGACGTAATACATGGGTGCATTGACCCTCTGGAAGCTCAATACCGGCCCGCTTTACTGCACGCTCAAAGGCTTTTCTGCATGGCGAGAATAACTTCCCTCGGTTTTTAGGAAGTTCGTTGTACAGCTCCTGAGATATCGGCACGGTACGGTTTTTCTTGCCCTTCGTCTTGGTATAAGTGATGCGGTATTTGGATAACTGATGGCCCTGCAGTTTTTCGGCTTCACTCCACCGTGCGCCGGTAGCTAAGCATATTTTGGTAATCATTAGTAGGCTCGGGCTTTGAGATTCAGCACATGCAGCCAACAGGCGTTTGATTTCGTCCGTGGAAAGAAAAGCCAATTCACCTTCAGCAATTTTGAAGGTTGGAAGCCCTGCCAGCGGGTTTGGTGCGGACCAGTGCCCTAGTTTTTTCAATGTACCGAACACCGATGACAGGTTACGCTGCTCAAGATTAACTGTGCGAGGTTTAACGGGTGACATGAACGAACCGTCTTCATTTTGGACCTCCCCCTTTAATCTGGCTTCCCGATATTTTGTGAAATCACCTGCTGTCAGCTCAGAGGCGATGGGGTCGCCTAGACCATTACAGATAATTCTAAGTTTCGCCATGAGGCGCTTGGGGTCTGCGAGTGTCTGACCATACAGGGAATACCAAAGCTCAATTAATTCTGATAGGCGTCGCCGATCATCCTTTTCACCCAACCACGGTTTTTTATTCACTTCTTCCATTGTGAAGCTTTCAAACGCAATGGCTTCGCCTTTCGTGGCAAATTGCTTACGCACGCGCTTGCCATTGCGTCCATTGGGATAGCACTCACACAACCATTTTCCGTTCGGCTGTTTTCTGATGGTCATATCAAAGGCTCTTAATGATTTTCAGTGCGCGGCCTACTACCTCAATGTCATCCAGACCGCACTCAAACGATGAATCATCCTGATGCACTACTAATTTGTTTCCCGGGAGTCGGGTCAATTTAACGATGCTTTTTATCCCGTCGATATCGACTAACCACATACCATTTACTGGTGGTGTTTGGTTGCGATCTATTAAATAAGAATCACCAGAAGTAGTCACCAGCAGTAGGTTGCTTGAGTCTGAGGGGAGTATGCTGCTATCAATGATTGCTTTTCCAGCATCGACCAATAAACCACCGTTGAGAGTCGCCTTGTCAATTTCAGGAGATACTAGTTCAGAAAGAGGTACAACCTTGCTGGAGTTCACGGAATTGATATTTTTTTTAGGTTCAATGTTTGGACCTGGCTCCCCCTGTCCGGTGGTTAGCCACAGTAAAGAAACTCCTGTTTCCAAGGCGCACTGAATCACCCACTCTGCAGGAAAACTATCTCTTAAGTATCTGTTTGCCATGGTGCTTTTTGATGCGCCTAAGTGATCGCAAAGTTGCTGTCTGGACTTGAAATCATAGGCTGCCATTAGTCTATGGATAGCCTCTCTTCCCCCTGTATTCTCTCCAACCTTTACCTGTATCATTTTTTAATCCTGTTGACGTATCAAATATTGGATCGTAGTATCTAGATGTATCAAATATTGAATCAAGTAAAACGAGATAAAACGACGTAAACCAAACCTTAATCGGGAGATACTGCACTATGAGCACTGATATTTCAATTCGTGTACCAAAAGAGATGGCTACGCCTGCAGAGTTCGCGGAATGGGAAGGTATCTCCCGCGGCTCCGTGTATCAAAAAATTCACCATGGTCAGCTTGCTAAATACATGGTCAAGAAAGAAAAAAACAAAGGCCGCGTAAACCTGCGTTATTTAATGTACAAAACCGATCAGGTCCGTGAATCCCTCGGTCATTCCAACTTCCGCGTCATTGTTGGTAAGTAAGTTCAATTATGAGAACTTTCTAAGGGGGTAGCATGTTTGATTATAAGATTTCCAAACACCCGCATTTTGATGAAGCCTGTAGAGCTTTTGCACTTCGTCACAATATGGCGAAGCTGGCAGAACGTGCAGGAATGAATGTCCAGACTCTGCGAAACAAACTCAACCCAGATCAACCGCATCAGCTCAATGCGCCAGATATCTGGCTACTTACCGATCTGACGGAAGATTCAACGCTGGTAGACGGTTTTCTGGCACAGATTCACTGCCTGCCATGTGTACCGATTAATGAGGTGGCAAAAGAGAAACTGCCACATTACGTCATGAGTGCAACCGCAGAGATCGGGCGTGTTGCTGCAGGTGCGGTATCTGGCGATGTAAAAACCAGTGCAGGTCGTCGTGATGCTATCAGCAGCATTAACTCTGTTACACGACTGATGGCGTTAGCTGCTGTTTCATTGCAGGCCCGTTTACAGGTTAATCCTGCGATGGCAAGTGCAGTTGATACTGTAACTGGCCTCGGTGCTTCATTCGGTTTGCTGTGAGGTGCTTATGCTGACGAAAGAACCATCATTTGCATCGCTGCTGGTAAAACAAAGTCCGGCAATGCACTACGGTCACGGCTGGATCATGGGTGAGGATGGTAAACGCTGGCATCCGTGCCGTTCGCAAGATGAATTGTTGGCAGAACTATCAACGAAAAAACGGGGGAACAAATGGCTATTGAAGGCGCTGCGGCGACTGTTCCATTAAGCCCCGGTGAACGCCTGAATGGACTTAATCACATTGCGGAATTAAGAGCGAAAGTTTTTGGTCTTAATATTGAGTCAGAGCTTGAGCGGTTTATTAAAGATATGCGTGATCCACGGGATATTAATAGCGAACAAAATAAACGGGCACTGGCTGCCATATTCTTTATGGCAAAAATTCCAGCTGAACGTCATAGCATCAGCATTAATGAGCTGACCACTGACGAAAAGCGGGAGTTGATTAAAGCAATGAATCATTTTCGTGCAGTGGTGAGCTTATTTCCCAGACGGCTAACCATGCCGAATTAACCAGCTAATGAAATTAATGGCGTAAACCCGCCGGGCATCCCTTTATCTAAATTCAGGAGAATTGATTATGCGTAATATTGAAACCCTCACGACTAAAATCGGACCGGATGACGCAGGGCTTAATATTTTACTGACAGAGGCTCGTCTGGAAGAACGCCGAGCAAGGGCTGAAGCAATGGCTGCCCGCCTTGATAGTCTTGCGTGTCATATCACATCCCGCCAGCTAAACCACGTCGAAGCGGCAGAACTGCTGCGTGTGACCGCTGAAGCAATCCAGAACGAAGCGCAGGAGATCCACTAATGGCTGATGCAATGGATCTCGTACAGCAGCGCGTTGAAGAAGAACGCCAGCGCCATATCCGTGCTGCCCGTGCCAAAACACCGGGCGTGTCCCGCGTGCTTTGCATTGAATGTGAAGCGCCAATTCCGCCAGCACGCCGCCGCGCCATTCCTGGAGTGCAGCTTTGCATTACCTGTCAGGAAATCGCAGAGCTGAAAGGCAAACATTACAACGGAGGTGCTGTATGAGCACCATCCTGAAATGGGCGGGAAATAAAACCGCAATTATGTCCGAACTGAAAAAACACCTTCCTGCTGGCCCGCGACTGGTTGAACCTTTCGCGGGTTCCTGTGCAGTGATGATGGAGACGGAGTACCCCAGCTATCTTGTTGCGGATATTAATCCTGATTTAATCAACCTCTATAAAAAGGTTGCTGCTGATTGTGAATCGTTTATATCTCGCGCCAGAGCTTTATTTGAGGAAGCAAACAGGGAGGTGGCTTATTACAACATAAGGCAGGAGTTTAATTACTCAACTGAAATTACTGATTTCATGAAAGCGGTATATTTCCTGTATCTCAATCGTCACGGTTACCGTGGTTTATGTCGCTATAACAAGAGCGGGCATTTCAACATTCCCTACGGTAATTATAAAAATCCGTATTTTCCTGAAAAAGAAATTCGCGCATTTGCAGAAAAAGCCCAGCGGGCAACGTTTATCTGCGCCAGCTTTGATGAAACGCTAGCGATGTTGAAGGCGGGGGATGTGGTGTATTGCGATCCGCCGTATGACGGCACGTTTTCCGGTTATCACACTGACGGCTTCACTGAAGATGACCAGTATCACCTGGCATCCGTTCTTGAACATCGGTCATCAGAAGGACATCCGGTCATTATTTCTAACAGTGACACATCCCTGATCCGTTCGCTGTATCGCAATTTTACTCACCACTACATCAAGGCAAAACGCAGCATCGGCGTAGCAGCTGGTGAGAGTAAATCTGCAACAGAAATCATCGCTGTTTCCGGGCCGCGCTGCTGGGTGGGATTTGATTATTCGCGTGGCGTGGATAGTTCTGCCGTGTACGGAGTACGTGCATGAACCATGCCGATATGAACAACTGCTGCGGCTTTAACGAGGCTGCCGCATCGTTCTCATGGAACAGCCCGAAAAAGGCCATTAACCCTTATCTGGACCCGGCGGAAGTTGCGCCGGTTTCTGCGCTCTCAAACCTGATCACTCTGTACGCTGCCGATAACGAGCAGGAACTGCTGCGCCGTGAGGCACTGAGTGATCAGGTCTGGGAGCGTTATTTCTTTAATGAATCCCGTGATCCTGTCCAGCGCGAAATGGAGCAGGATAAGCTCATTAGTCGGGCAAAGCTGGCGCATGAGCAGCAGCGTTTTAACCCAGACATGGTCATTCTGGCAGATGTCAGCGCCCAGCCTTCCCATATCAGCAAGCCGCTGATGCAACGTATTGAATACTTCAGCAGCCTGGGCAGGCCAAAGGCTTATTCCCGCTATTTGCGTGAGACGATTAAGCCATGTCTGGAACGACTGGAGCATGTACGCGAGAGTCAGCTATCCACTTCTTTTCGCTTTATGGCAAGCCATGAAGGGCTGGACGGCCTGCTGATCCTGCCTGAAATGAGTCAGGATCAGGTGAAACGCCTGTCTACTCTTGTCGCTGCGCATATGAGCATGTGTCTTGATGCCGCTTGTGGTGATTTGTACGCCACCGATGATGTTAAGCCAGAAGAAATCCGCAAGACATGGGAAAAGGTGGCAGCAGAAACCCTGCGACTGGATGTCATCCCGCCTGCGTTTGAGCAACTCCGTCGGAAAAGAAACCGCCGTAAACCCGTGCCCTATGAACTCATTCCGGGTTCGCTGGCGCGTATGCTGTGCGCCGACTGGTGGCATAGGAAATTATGGAAGATGCGTTGCGAATGGCGGGAAGAGCAGTTGCGTGCTGTCTGTCTGGTCAGCAAAAAAGTATCTCCCTATGTCAGCTATGAAGCCGTGATGCATAAACGTGAGCAGCGCCGTAAGTCGCTGGAGTTTTTCCGTTCTCATGAACTGGTGAACGAAGACGGTGACACGCTGGATATGGAAGATGTGGTAAACGCCAGCAGCAGCAACCCGGCGCATCGCCGCAATGAGATGATGGCCTGTGTTAAAGGTCTGGAGCTTATCGCAGAAATGCGCAGTGACTGTGCCGTTTTCTACACCATCACCTGTCCGTCACGTTTCCATTCCACGCTAAATAACGGCAGGCCCAACCCAACCTGGACAAATGCGACGGTAAGACAAAGTAGTGATTACCTGGTCGGCATGTTTGCTGCATTTCGTAAGGCGATGCACAAAGCCGGATTGCGCTGGTATGGCGTGCGGGTGGCTGAGCCGCATCATGACGGTACAGTTCACTGGCACCTGTTGTGTTTTATGCGCAAAAAAGACCGCCGCGCCATCACTGTATTACTGCGTAAGTTTGCCATCCGTGAAGACCGCGAGGAGCTGGGCAATAACACTGGGCCGCGCTTTAAGTCTGAGTTGATTAACCCGCGCAAAGGTACGCCAACAAGCTACATCGCGAAATACATCAGTAAGAACATTGACGGGCGTGGTCTGGCTGGCGAGATCAGCAAGGAAACGGGGAAATCCCTGCGTGATAATGCTGAATACGTTAATGCCTGGGCGTCTCTGCATCGTGTTCAGCAATTCCGCTTCTTTGGCATTCCGGGGCGTCAGGCTTACCGTGAACTGCGATTGCTGGCTGGTCAGGCGGCAAGGCAACAGGGGGACAAAAAAGCAGGTGCGCCGGTACTGGATAACCCGCGCCTTGATGCAATCCTGGCTGCTGCTGATGCTGGTTGTTTTGCCACCTACATCATGAAGCAGGGCGGCGTACTGGTTCCCCGCAAATATCACCTGATCAGAACCGCTTATGAAATCAACGAAGAGCCGACCGCCTATGGCGATCACGGCATTCGTATTTATGGCATCTGGTCACCCATTGCAGAGGGCAAGATCTGCACTCATGCAGTGAAGTGGAAAATGGTTCGTAAGGCCGTTGACGTTCAGGAGGCGGCAGCCGACCAGGGCGCTTGCGCCCCTTGGACTCGTGGCAATAACTGTCCCCCTGTTGAAAATCTGAACAAATCAGGGGGTGATTTACCTGATATTAAAACCATGGGTGAGAAGGAGCTGCAGGAATATCTCCACAACATGGGCCAGAAGGAACGGCGGGAGCTGACAGCCAGGTTGAGACTGGTAAAACCGAAGCGGAAAAAAGCATACATACAGAGTATTTCGGAGCAGCAGCGCCTGCAGCTTGAGGCAGAACTGACTGCCAGAGGGTTTGAAGGTAGTGCATCTGAGATTGATTTGCTTCTGCGTGGCGGCAGCATTCCATCCGGTGCCGGTTTACGTATTTTTTACCGTAACCAGAGGCTGCAGGAAGATGACAAATGGCGTCAGTGGTACTGATGCTGCAGCTTTAACAATTCGTGCTTTATTGACTGGCGTCAGTTTATCCAATTAACTGACAAAAAAGAGTTTTACATTTTTAAATCTCTCATATACTGTACGCATAAACAGTGGGTATATATACAGTTGTTGTGTATCCGTGTAATGATAGGAGGGAAGATGCAGGACTATCTTTTGGAGTCATTAAAGCTCCAGCGTATTGATTTTTTTATCAAGCTTGTAGCGGCTAGTGAGTGCAGCGACGAAGAAAAGCGGCTGGCTATCCAGTGGGTGTCCGAACTGACCGACGAGTTGATGGCGAAAATCCGCAGCCATGAATACTGCCGGTCAATGGACGTAACCAGTTAAAGGGAATCTGTATGCGCATTGAAATAATGATCGATAAAGAGCAGAAGATTAGCCAGTCTACACTGGACGCCCTTGAATCCGAGCTTTACCGTAATTTGCGCCCTCTGTATCCAAAAACAGCAATTCGTATCCGCAAGGGCAGCGCCAATGGCGTTGAACTGAGCGGGTTAAAACTGGATGAAGACAAAAAGCGGGTGATGGAGATAATGCAGCAGGTCTGGGAGGACGACAGTTGGTTACATTAGCGAACGTTGCGGACGATAAAACTGGTTTTTACCGTCCGCAAGGTTGAACAACGAGCCACGCGAGGCGTTAGTGCTGTTGTGCATGTCTATGCCGCATGAAATCGCATGATCGTTTGAGGATCGTTTTTGCTGAGGCCCGCCAGAACTGGCGGGCTTTTGCTTATGTCATGCAGGTGCATGAAAACCGCTACACAAAGCGGGCAGGCGTGGCGGGGATACGAGCGCGCGCAACGGGGTGAAATGGTGAAAATCCGGCGCAATCTCCGGCACGCTGGCGGCTTCAATCGGTGAGGGTGAGGGAGCGGCAGCAAAAAAGAAGCGCCCCGCAGAATGCTGCTGAGGCGCTCAGGTTATGGTTAACGGAATGCCTGCCGGCTCAGCAGTTGGTGAAATCTCCTGAATGGTGGTGGAACTGCGATGTGCCGTTGCAACCGGCGCATACTGAACCGGTATTACGGATAACACGTATCGCTCTGTCATCCCATAATTCCACCATGCCGCTGTCTTTAACGTTCGTCACCATCAGGTCCGGCAGTTCATTGGCTTTCAACCAGGCTTTAACTTGCTTCACTCCGGCACGCGAACCAGCCCGGACGGTAAAAATTCGTACTTCAATATCATCCTTGTGCCATTTGCGGACCCTTTCCGCCATGCCGGGAATGGCATCACCTATTAGCGCCCCGCTCTCTGGCGGGTACACCGCCAGCGTGCCATCCAGATCAACGCCGATCCATCCCATACATTACCCCCTGTTGCTATCAGCACTTTCATCAAGTTGTAAAGAATAAGGCTCGAAGCAGATCACCTCTTCACCCAGCCAGTCGTTAAGCTCCTGCAGTCGCTTCTGCAGCGGCATCAGCTCGTTGCGGACAAAGACGCGGCTGGCCTTTTCCACATCACCAAAGCCGCCGGTATTGTTGGGAATAATGCCCATCATCTGCGGCGGTACGCGGTGCGCTGCCATCATGTCATCGCGGCTCACGTTCTTGATGTTCAGAAACTCATCCTTTGCCGCAACCTCCGATAACGGGATGATCTGAAGCCCGTCCTTTTTGCCGTTAGGCGAGTACATAAACAGGTTACGGAAGTTACCAGGACCTTTGGCACTTTTCATTGCGTTGCGGAGGTTGTTCACATCCTCCTGGTTCTGCGCGGCGTCGGTCATGTACATGATGAAGCCCGCATGGCTGCCGTTAATGTAATACTTCCGGCGGAACAGCGTGGCGGACTCGTTGAGCAGGGCGGATGGAATGGCAGAAAGGTAACCTGGCAGACCATAAATCTCCTGGTTGATATCCGGCTCCATCAGGTGGAAGACGTTACCTTTTGTGAACTGATACGGCTGTGTCGTCAGGCTGTATTGCACAAACCAGTATGTTTCAAGGTCAAGCCCGCGCCGGGTGTATTTTGCCAGTGCAGGCTCCAGCGAAATAACTTCACCGAAACGGTTCGTGCGCTTCTCCAGGTAGCCGTTACCAAAAACCAGATAGTCCTGCACAAAACGGGTAAATGCCTGCTGACTGAGAAGACGATGCGGAATATAGGTACTGCTGATAATGTCACGCTTAACACTGATGGGGGAGCTGTGATGCACAGCGGCGCGGAAGGTGCGCGCCAGTCCGTCAAAGCTGACGGGCGGCTCATACCAGCGATCTGTCTGTACGCATTCCACATAGTCCAGCAGTTCGCGGCGGTCAAGTACTGGAACGGGATCACCGAAGCTGAATGCTTCGGCTGAAGTCTGGCTTTTATGCTGAATCTGGTTCGTCGACGCAGCGCGGTTCTTCTTACTCTTTCCCATCAAAAAATCTCCACAATATTGCTGGTATTGGCGGACTCGCCCTGCAGCGGTTCGTTAAACAGTGCGTGCATTGTTGCCCAGGCCAGATCGGCGTGGCTGGCCTCTTCGCTGCGGCTGGCTTCATAGGTCGGGCGGTTGCCACTGGCGGTGGTGGCACGACGGATTGCCATAAAGGACTGCGCAATGTCGGTATGCCCGGCGTCAAACTCCAGACGGCGGTGACTGATAATGTCGTAGGCTTTGAGTACCAGGGCGTTTTTAACGTTGGGGTTGTAGACAAACTCCCGGACGGCTGGAAAAAACGCTTTCACGTTCTCGTAAACCCCGTGACCGACGCCGGTCGAGTCGATGCCGATGTAGGTCACGTTGTACTGTTCGGTCAGTTTTTTGATCGCGTCAGCCTGGGCGCGGAAGTCCATCCCGCGCCACTGGTGACGCTCAAGAATGCGGAACTTACCACCCGACACGGCTGGCGGTGCCACCACCACGCATCCGGCGCTGTCGCCGTTTTGCGTACCTTTTGCCGGGTCATAACCGATCCACACTTCGCGCCAGCCAAACGGGCGCAGAGCCAGTGCATGAAAGTCGGTCCAGACTTCCCAACTGTCCACCATGCACGCCTGCAGCTCGCTGAGCGGGAACACGGACGCGAGATCGTCCACAAACTCGCACATCAGCAGGTTCTGGTATTCGTCCGGGCTGTACTCCATGCGCAACTGGTCAAGGTCGAACAGGTTACAGCCGCCGCGCACCGCATCTTCCACGGTGACTATCTGGCGGTATTGCCCGTCTGCGCACAGCAGGCCGGGGGCCAGATTGCTGTGGGACAGGTCGATGTCCACCTTGTCGGCCTTGTTGCGCCCACGGTTGAACAGCGCACCGGACCAGAACGGATAAGCACTGTGGGTCAGGCTGGATGGCGTGGAAAAATAGGTTTGTCGCCATTTTTTGTGAATAGCCATACCGGAAGCCACTTTGCGCAGCTCCTGGAATTTCGGTATCCAGAAATATTCATCCAGATACAGGTTGCCGTGGTAACTCTGGGCCGTGCGGGCATTGGTGCCGAGGAAATACAGTGTGGCCCCGTTGGGAAGCACCATCGGATCGCCTTTCAGCTCCACCTCCACTTCTTTGGCGAAGTCGATGATGTACTGCTTAAAGACGTGAGCCTGTGCCTTACTGGCAGAAAGGAAAATCTGGTTACGTCCGGTAAGCAGGGCGTCAATCAGGGCTTCACGGGCAAAGTAAAAGGTCGCACCGATCTGGCGTGACTTCAGCAGGTTGCGGATGCGGTTGGTTTTTCCGGCTTCCCACCAGTGGCGCTGATAGTTGAACATGGAGGAATGGAAGATTTCTTCCAGCTTCTCAATCTGTTCATCGGTGAAAACGTTCTTTTCCGGCTGACGACGCGGGCCTTTGTTTCGGTTGGCGACGTTAGGGTTTAAGTCGGCTTCGTTGCCGCCATTGTTAAACTTGCCGATCCGCGCATGGCGCTCCGACTGGCGCGCCAGCAGGTCAATCTCTTTGAAATCTTTCCCTTCTTTGTGCTCCTTCATAATGAGCTGGCAGTAGCGTGCGGCGGTGGTGAGCTGCATCTGATCCAGCGGCCCATAGTCACCCCACTTGTCGCGTTTTTTCCAGCTGTGAACGGTTGCAACTTTCTCGCCCAGCATTTCAGCAATGCGGGCTACGCGGTATCCCTGAAAGTACAGCAGCATGGCCTGCCGACGGGGATCGAGATCTGCGGGTGTCAGTGTGGTGTTCATGGCACAAACCTACAGCCTTGAATGAAGGCTTTCCCCGCCTGCGGTTTGTGTGGCTGTCGGTACAAATACCGCGCATTGTTTCACTGCCCCCATCACCGCAACCATAAGGCTCCAGTAAGTTTTTTCTAACGGAGCACGGCTCATGACAGTGAAAGCAAAGCGTTTTCGCATCGGGGTGGAAGGTGCCACCACCGACGGACGCGAAATCCAGCGTGAATGGCTGGAACAGATGGCAGCCAGCTACAACCCGGCGGTGTATACCGCGCTGATTAACCTTGAGCACATCAAGTCTTATCTGCCGGACAGCACCTTTAACCGCTACGGCAAGGTGACGGCGCTGTTTGCTGAAGAAATCACGGAAGGTCCGCTGGCAGGCAAGATGGCGCTGTATGCCGACGTTGAGCCAACGGAGTCCCTGGTGGAACTGGTGAAAAAAGGCCAGAAATTATTCACCTCTATGGAAGTCAGCCCGAAGTTCGCTGATACGGGCAAAGCCTACCTGGTTGGCCTGGCTGCCACTGATGATCCTGCCAGTCTGGGTACGGAAATGCTGACATTCAGCGCCAGTGCAGCCCATAACCCGCTGGCAAACCGCAAGCAGAATCCCGCCAATCTCTTTACCGCCGCAGAGGAAACGGTGATCGAACTGGAAGAAGTCCAGGACGACAAACCGTCCCTGTTTGCCCGCGTCACGGCGCTGTTTACCAAAAAAGAGCAGTCCGATGACGCCAGGTTCTCTGATGTGCATAAGGCCGTGGAGCTGGTCGCCACTGAGCAGCAGAACCTGAGCGCACGCACCGAAAAATCCCTGTCTGAGCAGGAAGAACGTCTGTCTGAGCTGGAGACTGCCCTGCAGGCACAGCAGACCGCCTTTAACGAACTGGTGAATAAGCTGAGTCATGAAGACAGCCGCCAGGACTACCGCCAGCGTGCAACAGGCGGTAACGCCCCCGCTGACACTCTGACCAATTGCTGATGGAGCACAAACCTGATGAAGAAGAATACCCGCTTTGCTTTTAACGCTTACCTGCAGCAACTGGCACGTCTGAACGGTGTGGCAGTTGAAGAACTGTCCAGCAAGTTCACCGTGGAGCCGTCTGTGCAGCAGACGCTGGAAGACCAGATCCAGCAGTCCGCCGCTTTCCTGACGCTGATTAACGTCACGCCAGTGACTGAGCAGTCCGGTCAGCTGCTGGGGCTGGGTGTTGGCAGCACCATTGCCGGAACCACTGATACCACCGCGAAAGAGCGTGAACCTGTCGATCCGACGCTGATGGTCGATGTGGAATACAAATGCGAGCAGACCAACTTTGACACGGTGCTGACCTACGCGAAGCTGGACCTGTGGGCGAAGTTTCAGGATTTCCAGGTGCGTATCCGTGACGCCATCGTGAAACGTCAGGCACTGGACCGCATCATGATCGGCTTTAACGGCGTGAAGCGTGCGAAAACCTCCAACCGTAGTGAAAACCCGCTGCTGCAGGATGTGAACAAAGGCTGGCTGCAGAAAATCCGTGAGGATGCACCGGATCACGTCATGGGCAGCACCACCACGGGCGGTGAAACCACTCCGGGTGCGGTGAAAGTCGGGAAAGGTGGCGAATATGCCAACCTGGACGCTGTGGTGATGGATGCCGTCAATGAGCTTATCGACGTGGTTTACCAGGACGATGACGATCTGGTGGTGATTTGCGGTCGTGAACTGTTGTCTGACAAGTATTTCCCGCTGGTCAACAAAGAGCAGGAAAACAGTGAAAAACTGGCTGCCGATATGATCATCAGCCAGAAACGCATGGGTGGCCTGCAGGCCGTGCGTGCGCCGTTCTTCCCGCCGAATGCGCTGCTGATCACCCGTCTGGATAACCTGTCCATCTACTGGCAGGAAGACACCCGCCGCCGTTCAGTTATCGACAACCCGAAACGTGACCGGATTGAAAACTTTGAATCCGTTAATGAAGCCTATGTGGTTGAGGACTACCGCTGCGCCGCACTGGTGGAAAACATCCAGATTGGTGATTTCAGCGCCGCCGCAGCCGAAACCGGAGCGTAATCCATGAGCCTGAGTCCCGCACGGCAGCATCGCCTGCGCGTTCAGGCTGAACAGGCCGCCCGCGAGGGCGGCAGTGTTCGCCACGCATCGGGCTATGACCTGATGCTGCTGCAACTGGCGGAAGACCGCCGCCGTCTCAAGGGCGTTCAGTCCACGGTCAAAAAAGCGGAAATCAAGGTGGAGCTGCTGCCGAAGTACGCCGCCTGGGCGGAGGGTGTCCTGGCTGCCGGAGGCGCTCAACAGGATGACGTGCTGATGTACGTGATGCTGTGGCGCATTGATGCCGGAGATTATGCCGGGGCGCTGGAGATCGGGCGTCACGCCCTGCGTCATGGCTGGGTGATGCCGTTAGGTAACCGCAACGTGCAGACCGTGCTGGCAGAGGAAATGGCAGATGCAGCCCAGAGCGCAATGCTTGCCGCCACCGGCTTTGATGCCGATCTGTTGCTGCAGACCCTGGAGCTGACAGACGGTCTGGATATGCCGGACCAGTCACGGGCGCGTCTGCATAAAGCGATTGGCGCTGTCCTGAGTGAAAGAAATCCGGCGTCTGCCCTTAATCATCTCAACCATGCGTTACAGCTCGATCCCCGCTGTGGCGTGAAAAAAGACAAACAGCAGCTGGAGCGCAGACTGCGCAATGACAGCCGCTGACAGAACGTGCCCCCGCGCACGGGCGGCACGGGGTGGCGAAAGGCACTGCCACATCAAAACCCCGTCCACCGCCCTCTATTTCAGGAGAAAGCAGCATGAAGTTTGTTGCGCCAGAACAGGCACCGGAACAGGCGGAAATCATCAGGAATACGCCGTTCTGGCCTGATGTGGACCTGTCGGAGTTTCGCAGTGTGATGCGCACTGACGGCACGGTGACGCAGCCGCGTTTAAAACAGGTTGCCCTGTCGGCAATTTCGGAGGTCAACGCAGAGCTGTATGAGTTTCGCAGACGCCAGCAGATGCTGGGGTATGCCTCGCTGGCAGAAGTCCCGGCGGAGCAGCTGGACGGCAAAAGCGAGCGCATTCAGCACTATTTCAACGCGGTTTACTGCTGGGCACGCGCCATGCTCAACGAACGTTACCAGGACTATGACGCCACGGCATCCGGTGCGAAGCGAGGCGAGGAACTGGCGGAAGCAAGCGGTGATTTATGGCGTGACGCCCGCTGGGCCATCAGCCGGGTGCAGGATGCGCCGCACTGCACAGTGGAGCTTATCTGATGAAAGTGCGTGCGCATCAGTATGACACGGTGGACGCACTTTGCTGGCGTCATTACGGGCGCACGCAGGGTGTCACGGAGCAGGTACTGAAGGCAAATCCGGGGCTTGCCGAATACGGCCCCTTTTTACCTCACGGGCTGCAGGTGGAGCTGCCGGACATTCCGACAACCACCACCGTGCAGACCGTCCAGCTATGGGACTGAATTATGACGCTTGAGCGAATCAGCGCCTTTATCACGTATTGCATCGCCGTCGTGCTGGCCTGGCTGGGCGATTTGTCCATCAAGGATGCCTCAACGCTGGGCGGCCTGATGATTGGTGTGCTGATGCTGGCTATCAACTGGTACTACAAACACAAAGCCTACCAGCTTCTGCGCGACGGGCAGATCTCGCGGGAGGACTATGAATCCATCAATCGTTAAACGCTGCCTTGTCGGGGCCGTGCTGGCTATTGCTGCCACGCTGCCGGGTTTTCAGCAGCTTCACACCTCCGTGGAGGGGCTGAAACTGATTGCCGATTACGAAGGCTGTCGTCTGCAGCCGTATCAGTGCAGCGCGGGTGTCTGGACCGACGGCATTGGTAATACATCGGGCGTCATTCCCGGCAAAATTATTACGGAACGACAGGCAGCGGAAGGGCTGATCTCCAACGTGCTGCGTGTGGAGCGGGCGCTGGAAAGGTGTGTGAAGCAACAGCCGCCGCAGAAGGTGTATGACGCGGTGGTGTCGTTTGCCTTCAACGTGGGAACGGGCAATGCCTGCAGTTCCACGCTGGTGAAATTACTCAACCAGCGGCGCTGGGCGGATGCGTGCCGACAGTTGCCGCGCTGGGTTTATGTGAAAGGTGTTTTTAATCAGGGGCTGGATAACCGCCGTGCGCGGGAGATGGCCTGGTGCTTACAGGGAGCAAACTGAAATGAAAAAGAAATTAATCAGCGGACTGTTTCTGATGTTATGGATGGCGCTGTTAATCGCAGCAATGGTGTATCCGCAGGGGATCTTTCCGGTACTGGCAGCGTCCGGCGTTTGGGTAGCCTGTTTGCTGACATGGGCGGTAATTCCGGTAGCACTGGCTGCGTTAATTCAGAATGGCCCGCTCTGGCAGGAGTTGAGGGCATCTTTGCTAAAGACCATTACCCGAAAAGAAAACGTATTTATCAGCTGGGTGATGCGATTGCTGATTGTCGTAAGTTTCGCCTGGACTGGGTGGGCTATTACCCTGGTCTTTTATCTGCTGACCGTTATTGCCTTCTGGATGATCCGTAATCAGATTGCGCAACAGGTAGCAGCATGAACCGGTTGCTGCTGGTTGTGCTGGCGTTATTACTGGCGGCGCTGGGCTGGCAGACGTGGCGGCTGGCTGATGTCAGCCAGACCATCAGCACGCAGGCAGACGAGCTTCGGAGCAAAAGCCAGGCACTGGCAAAGAGCAACAGCCAGCTTATCAGCCTGTCCATTCTGACTGAAACCAATAACCGGGAGCAGGCGCGGCTCTATGCCGAAGCAGAACAGACCAGTGTACTGCTGAGACAACGACAACACCGGATTGAGGAACTGAAACGTGAGAACGAGGATTTACGCCGCTGGGCTGATACTCCTTTGCCTGCTGACATTATCCGGCTGCGGGAACGCCCCACACTCACCGGAGGTGCAGCTTACCGTCAGTGGTTGTCCGCGAGTGACACCGTGTCGGCTGGGGCAGGCAGCGCCGCGCACTAACGGTGACCTGAACGCGTTGCTGGATGAAACGGAGGCCGCCTGGGCGGTCTGTGCAGACAAAGTGGACATGATTATTGCGTGTCAGGAGCGAAACAGTGAACAAACCACAATCCCTGCGCCACGCCCTCAATAAAGCGGTGCCTTATGTCCGCAATAACCCGGACAAACTGCATCTGTTTGTGGATAACGGTTCGCTGGTTGCCACGGGGGCCAGCTCCATGTCATGGGAGTACCGCTATACCCTGAACGTGGTGATAGAGGATTTCAGCGGCGACCAGAATCTGCTGATGGCCCCGGTTTTACTGTGGCTTCGGGATAACCAGCCCGATGCCATCAATAACCCGGCGTTACGGGAAAAGCTATTCACCTTTGAGGTGGATATTTTGCGCAACGATGTCTGTGATATCAGCCTTAACCTGCAACTGACGGAACGTGTGCTGGTCAGTACTGACGGCAGTGTGTCGAGCGTTGAAGCTGTAGCAGAACCCGATGAACCTGAAGATATGTGGACGGTGAAACGTGGCTGAACTGCAGAAGGTGGACGACTGGCTGAGTGCCTTGCTGGCGAATCTGGAACCAGCCACGAGAAGCCGCATGATGCGCCAGCTGGCGCAGGAACTGCGCCGGACACAGCAGCAGAATATCAGGATGCAGCGCAATCCAGATGGCAGCAGTTATGAACCGCGCAGGGTAACAGCACGCAGCAAAAAAGGCCGCATCAAACGTCAGATGTTTGCAAAGCTGCGCACCACAAAATACCTGAAAACTGCCGCCAGCGCCGACTCTGCCAGCGTACAGTTTGAAGGCAAGGTGCAGCGTATTGCTCGTGTTCACCATTACGGCCTGCGTGATCGCGTCAGTCGCAAAGGACCGGAGGTCCGTTACGCAGAGCGCCGCCTGCTGGGTGTAAATGATGATGTTGAGGCAATGACCCGCGACATGATTCTGCAATGGCTGGCGGGGTGATCTTTGTATCAGCACTGATACAAGTTGCAGCACTGCCGCCTTTCTTCCCCTGATGGCAACCTTTCCCTATGAACGCACAATTAACCGAAATCATGCGCCTTATCACCAACCTGATCCGCACTGGGGTAGTCACCGAAGTGGACAGGGAAAACTGGCTTTGCCGGGTGAAAACGGGCGAGCTTGAAACCAACTGGATCAGCTGGCTGACGCTGCGTGCCGGGAATGCCCGCACATGGTGGCGACCATCGGAAGGTGAGCAGGTGGTGCTGCTGAGTCTGGGCGGCAATCTGGAAACCGCCTTTGCGTTACCCGCCATCTATTCGAATCAGTTCGCGCCACCGTCGACGTCGGCGGACGCCTGCGTGACAGAACATCCTGACGGTGGCTGGTTTGAATACGAACCCGCCACCGGGCGCTGGTATGTCAGGGGCATCAAATCAATGGTCATTGAGGCCGCTGACAACATCACCATGAAAACCAGTGAGTTTGTACTGGAGGCTGACCGCACGCGCATTAACAGCGAAGTGGTGATTAATGGTGGCGTTACCCAGGGCGGCGGAGCGATGAGTTCTAACGGGATCGTGGTTGATGCGCATCAGCATACTGGCGTCCTGAAAGGCGGCGATACAACCGGAGGCCCGGTATGACGCTTTATAGCGGGATGAACAATACCAGCGGCAAAGTCATTACTGATATTGACCATCTGCGCCAGTCGGTGCGGGACATTCTGCTGACGCCGCAGGGTAGCCGCATTGCTCGTCGTGAATATGGTTCCCTGCTGTCGTCGCTAATAGACCAGCCACAAAATCCGGCATTACGCCTGCAGGTCATGTCGGCAGTGTATGTGGCGCTGAGTCGCTGGGAGCCACGGATGACGCTGGATTCCATCACCATCAACAGCAATTTTGACGGTTCAATGGTGGTGGCGCTGAGCGGGCGGCGTAATAACGGTGTGCCTGTTTCCCTTTCCGTATCAACAGGAGCAGAGAATGGCAGTGATTGACCTTTCGCAGTTGCCTGCGCCGCAGATTGTGGATGTGCCGGACTTTGAGACGCTGCTTGCCGAACGCAAGGCCGAATTTGTTGCGCTTCATCCGAAAGATGAGCAGGAAGCAGTGATCCGCACGCTGGAACTGGAATCTGAACCCGTCACCAAATTGCTGCAGGAGAACGCTTACCGTGAGTTGCTTCTGCGCCAGCGCATTAACGAAGCCGCGCAGGCTGTGATGGCGGCTTACGCGATGGGCAGCGATCTTGACCAGCTCGCTGCCAACTACAACGTAAAACGCCTGACGGTGACGCCTGCTGATAATGACGCTGTGCCGCCCGTTGCAGCTGTGATGGAAAGCGATGAAGCGTTACGCCTGCGTGTGCCTGCAGCCTTTGAAGGGCTTTCAGTTGCGGGGCCAACTGCAGCTTATGAATTTCATGCCCGAAGCGCCGACGGTCGGGTGGCGGATGCCAGTGCAACCAGCCCGGCACCTGCAGAGGTTGTGCTGACTGTCCTTAGCCGCGAAGGCGATGGAACTGCAGAAAAAGACCTGCTGGACGTGGTGGAAAAAGCTCTGAACAGTGAGAACGTCCGCCCGGTGGCTGACCGTCTTACGGTTCGCAGCGCAGAAATCATCCCGTATCGCGTGGAAGCCACCATTTTTCTCTATCCTGGACCGGAAGCAGAGCCGGTAATGGCAGCGGCAAAAGCCAGCCTGCAGAAGTACATCGCCAGTCAGACGCGGCTTGGTCGGGATATTCGCCGTAGCGCCATCTTTGCCGCCCTGCATGTTGAGGGTGTGCAGCGTGTGGAGCTGGCTTCTCCTCTGGCGGATGTGGTCCTGAACAAAACACAGGCGGCATCATGTACGCAGTGGAGCGTAACCAACGGAGGAACGGATGAATAGTCTGCTGCCACCGGGTTCAACACCACTGGAGCGCCGACTGGCGCAAACCTGCAGCGGGATTTCTGATCTGCAGGTGCCGCTTCGTGACTTGTGGAATCCGGCAACCTGTCCGGTCAGTTTCCTGCCTTATCTCGCCTGGGCGTTCTCTGTGGATCGCTGGGACGAGGGCTGGACAGAAAGCGTCAAGCGCCAGGTGGTGAAGGATGCTTTTTATATTCATCAGCATAAAGGGACCACCAGTGCCGTGCGGCGGGTGGTGGAGCCGTTCGGCTTTCTGATCCGCATTATTGAGTGGTGGCAAACCGGAGAGGCACCGGGCACGTTTCGCCTGGATATCGGCGTGCAGGACCAGGGCATCACTGAAGATACCTATCTGGAACTTGAGCGACTGATAAGCGATGCCAAACCATGTAGCCGCCACATGATCGGCATGTCCATCAATCTGCAGACCAGCGGCCCGCATTGGGTGGGAGCCGCCAGCTATCTTGGCGAAGAAATCACGATCTATCCGTATATCAACGAAACAATTATTTCCGGCGGCACCGCGCATGAAGGCGGGGCGGTCCATGTTATTGACACAATGAGAGTAAATCCATGAGCACAAAATTTTATACCCTGCTGACGGATATTGGCGCGGCGAAACTTGCCAGCGCCACCGCGCTCGGTGTGCCTTTAAAAATTACCCATATGGCGGTCGGCGATGGCGGCGGAACATTGCCAACGCCGGACGCAAAGCAGACAGCATTAGTAAATGAGAAACGCCGGGCTGCGTTGAATATGCTCTATATCGACCCGCAGAACAGCAGCCAGATTATTGCTGAACAGGTGATCCCTGAAAACGAGGGCGGTTGGTGGATACGTGAAGTGGGCCTGTTTGATGAGTCCGGGGCATTGATTGCCGTGGGCAACTGCCCGGAAAGCTATAAGCCGCAACTGGCTGAAGGCAGTGGGCGTACCCAGACCGTGCGCATGGTGCTGATAACCAGCAGCACGGACAATATCACCCTGAAAATCGACCCTGCCGTTGTGCTGGCAACCCGCAAGTATGTGGATGACAAGGCACTGGAGCTGAAGGTGTACGTGGATGACCTGATGGCAAAACATCTTGCCGCACTGGACCCGCATTCACAGTATGCACCCAAAGAAAGTCCAACGTTTACCGGAACCCCCAAAGCGCCAACGCCAGCGGCGGGGAATAATACCACGCAGCTTGCGACCACCGCGTTTGTTCAGGCGGCACTCACGGCCCTTATTAATGGTGCGCCAGCCACGCTGGACACGCTGAAAGAAATAGCCGCAGCCATTAACAATGATCCGAATTTCAGTACCACCATTAACAATGCGCTGGCACAAAAAGCGCCGCTGTCGAGTCCGGCACTCACCGGAACGCCAACAGCACCTACTGCGGCACAGTCGGTCAACAATACACAGATTGCCACTACAGCTTTTGTGAAATCAGCGATTGCAGCAATGGTGGGTTCTGCACCCGCGGCACTGGATACACTGAACGAACTGGCGGCGGCACTGGGGAATGATCCGAACTTTGCCACGACAATGCTTAATGCGCTGGCAGGTAAACAACCGCTGGACAATACGCTTACCAATTTGAGTGGAAAGGATGTAGCTGGTCTTCTCGCATACCTTGGTTTGGGAGAAGGTTCGGCATTACCCGTTGGTGTGCCTGTTCCGTGGCCTTCAGCCACTCCGCCAACAGGCTGGCTGAAATGCAATGGTGCACCTTTTTCTGCCGAAGAGTATCCGGAACTGGCAAAAGTTTATCCGACAAATAAATTGCCAGATTTACGTGGTGAGTTTATTCGTGGCTGGGATGACGGGCGTGGGGTCGATTCAGGGCGAGCGCTGCTGTCCGCACAAGGTGATGCTATAAGGGACATATCAGGGAAGCTCTTGGGACTTATGACCACTGCGGGAAACCAGAGGACAGCAGACGAGTGGGTAACAGGGCCATTTAATGCTGCACACGAAGGCGGCGCTGGTCAAACAACCTCATCGCCCGGTAATAGGTATGACGTAGGTTTTTCCGCCGCCAGAGTTGTACCAACTGCGGAAGAAAACCGACCACGTAACATTGCATTTAACTACATTGTAAGGGCATCATGATGACCACAAAAAAAATCACTTTGGATGAAAACGGATTTGCCACGGAAGCTGGCTTTATTACCGTTTACAACTACAACGGAGAAACGCGGGAATATATTTCTACATCAACTGAATATCTCGCTGTCGGCGTCGGTATTCCGGCATGTTCTTGTTTGGATGCACCAGGTACACATAAAGCTGGTTATGCAATCTGTCGCTCTGTAGATTTAAATTCATGGAAATATGTGCCAGATCATCGCGGTGAAATCGTCTATAGCACCGAAACAGGAGAATCGAAAGAAATCACAGCTCCGGGTGATTATCCTGATAATACAACCACTATCGCCCCGTTAACCCCATACGATAAATGGGATGGTGAGAAATGGGTGACGGATACCGAGGCACAGCACGGCGCAGCAGTAGATGCAGCAGAAGCACAGCGCCAGTCGCTGATTGATACTGCAATGGCCTCCATCAGTCTGATTCAGCTGAAATTGCAGGCCGGACGTAAACTGACGCAGGCAGAAACAACCCGCCTTAACGCTGTGCTGGATTACATTGACGCGGTGACGGCAACAGATACCAGCACAGCGCCGGATGTCATCTGGCCTGAACTGCCGGAGGCGTAGGCCATTCAATATCTGGCGCACCGGAAGTATCGATCAGCTCCAGTGCGTCCAGATAATCCAGCCACAAATTATATTGCACCAGTTCCTCACCTTTCAGACGACCAATTGATGCTTTACCTGGCCATTGTTTACTGTTGATGTAATCGTTGGCCTGATTAATCAATTGCTGCTTTTTAGTTTCGGCTGATGCAATTTGTTCTTCACGTGTTGGTGGAGGAATATCTACCCATGCAGGCAGTCCATCTTCTCCGACACATCTGTATTTTCCTTCTGGTGGTGTATCATAGAAATATTCCCTGAAAATTACTTCGTCTATATCAACACCTTTTTCTTCAGGCCACTCACCTTTTTCAACATAAAGAGACTTAAGTTCGTAAGGATATGCCAGGTTGTTTACGTACAGATATTTCATCATTACCAGCCCTTAGCGAAAAACGCACCGCCTTCAAGACCATAATTGCAGTGAGCTATGAAGCCGGTAGTGCTCCAGTTGGTCGCCCCCCACATATTCCCACCCCCGAAACCACCATCGCACACAATTACAATGCCCGGTGTCTGTGTAAATGGAATCGGGAATGAAACATTGGCGGATACAGGCCCGTGTTCACTAGGAAAACTAATTCGTCCCCACTGTTCAATTGAACCATCTGGCATTTTTCGCCAGCCTGAACCTGATGCATATGATGACATATCAGGTATCTGATTTTCCCCAGTTCCCACATTCCGTTTTGCCGCTTCTCCCAAACCAACGTTTAAGAAAATGCAGAGGTAACAGCTAACTGGCATCATCTCCGGTTTTTATTCAGGGGGATGATCATGCTTATTGGCTATGTACGCGTGTCAACAAATGACCAGAACACCGATTTGCAACGTAATGCACTGAACTGCGCGGGATGTGAGCGGATTTTTGAGGACAAAATCAGTGGCACTAAGTCCGACAGACCGGGGCTGAAAAAACTACTCAGGACACTATCGGCAGGAGACACGCTGGTTGTCTGGAAGCTGGACAGGTTGGGGCGCAGTATGCGGCATCTTGTTACGCTGATAGAAGAGTTGCGCCAGCGTGGTGTGAATTTCAGAAGCCTGACTGACAGTATTGATACCAGTACCCCAATGGGCCGTTTCTTTTTTCATGTCATGGGTGCCCTGGCTGAAATGGAACGCGAACTGATAGTTGAACGTACCAGGGCAGGGCTGGCTGCAGCTCGTACCAAAGGCAGAGTAGGTGGACGCCGTCCTAAGTTGACCACCGAACAGTGGGCACAGATTGGGCGTTTACTCGAGGCCGGAGAATCAAGACAGCGTATTGCACTGATTTTTGATGTAGGCGTTTCTACCATTTATAGAAAATTTCCGGCAAATAAGATCAATGAATCCCCCTGAATCAGCATTATGTTGATTATCCCTGCAAGCAGACAAATATCGTTATTTTGTGTGAATAACGACACAACTGCGCTTAGCTGTTTGTCAGGCACAATCACTTCAACATAGGGCGAAGCCTAATCCAATCAGGAGGTTCGCCACTATGGCTCAGGATTACCACCACGGGGTGCGCGTTGTTGAAGTCAACGAAGGCACCCGATCTATTACCACGGTGAGCACCGCCATCGTGGGTATGGTCTGCACGGGCGATGATGCCGATGCAAAAATGTTTCCTCTTAATAAACCCGTGCTGATCACTGATGTGCTGACTGCCAGCGGTAAAGCGGGTGAGTCCGGTACTCTGGCCCGTTCGCTGGATGCCATCGCTGACCAGGCAAAACCCGTGACCATTGTTGTGCGTGTGCCGCAGGGTGAAACGGAAGACGAAACCACGACCAATATCATCGGCGCAGTGACTGCTGAAGGTAAAAAAACAGGTATGAAAGCCCTGTTATCTGCCCAGTCACAGCTCGGCGTTAAACCGCGCATTCTCGGCGTGCCAGGCCACGACACCAAGGCGGTAGCTACTGAGTTGCTGAGCGTGGCGCAAAGCCTGCGTGGATTTGCTTACCTGTCAGCGTATGGCTGCAAGACAGTGCAGGAGGCGATCACTTACCGCGAAAACTTCAGCCAGCGCGAAGGGATGCTGATCTGGCCTGACTTTACTGGCTGGGACACGGTGCTGAATGCCGAAGCAACGGCATATGCCACCGCCCGTGCGCTTGGTCTGCGCGCCAAAATTGACGAGCAGACCGGATGGCACAAAAGCCTGTCCAACGTGGGCGTGAACGGTGTCACCGGAATTTCTGCAGATGTGTTCTGGGATCTGCAGGACCCGGCAACCGATGCAGGTCTGCTGAACCAGAACGACGTCACCACGCTTGTGCGCAAGGACGGTTTCCGCTTCTGGGGTTCCCGCTGCCTGAGTGATGACCCGCTCTTTGCCTTCGAAAACTACACCCGCACGGCGCAGGTGCTGATGGACACGATGGCAGAAGCACACATGTGGGCGGTGGATAAACCGCTTAACCCGTCGCTGGCCCGCGACATTATCGAAGGTATCCGCGCCAAAATGCGCAGCCTGGTCAGTCAGGGCTATCTCATTGGTGGTGATTGCTGGCTGGATGAGTCGGTGAACGACAAAGACACGCTGAAAGCCGGAAAACTCACCATCGACTATGACTACACGCCAGTGCCGCCACTTGAAAATCTGATGCTGCGCCAGCGCATCACCGATCAGTACCTGGTGAATTTCGCCAGCCAGGTCAGCGCGTAAGGGGACAACATGGCTTTACCACGCAAATTAAAACACTTGAACCTGTTTAACGACGGGAACAACTGGCAGGGGATCGTTGAGTCGCTGACGCTGCCGAAATTTACCCGCAAATATGAGAAGTATCGCGGCGGCGGAATGCCGGGTGCGGTGGATGTGGATCTGGGGCTTGATGACAGTGCGCTGGACACAGAATTTTCCATTGGTGGTACTGAATTGCTGCTGTTTAAACAGATGGGTAAAGCCACGGTGGATGGCATCCAGCTGCGCTTTACCGGCTCTATTCAGCGTGACGATACCGGGGAAGTGCAGCCCGTGGAGCTTGTCGTGCGTGGACGTCACAAAGAAGTGGATTCCGGCGAGTGGAAGACGGGCGAAAGCAACACCACCAAAGTGACCAGTACCAACAGCTACGCGAAGCTGACCATCAATGGTGAGGTGCTCTATGAAGTGGACCTTATCAACATGGTGGAAATTGTGGACGGTGTGGACCTGATGGAAGCGCACCGCAACGCCCTCGGCCTCTGATATATCTGAACGGCGCGGGATACCGCGCCAGAACCCAATTGACAGGACAGCAAAATGAGCGATAAGCAGACTGAAAAGACCATTCAACTGGATACCCCCATCAAGCGCGGTAAAACAGAAATCACCGAAATTGTGCTGCGTAAACCGCAGTCCGGTGCGCTGCGCGGTACACGCCTGCAGGCCATTATGGATATGGATGTAAACGCGATGATGACCGTGATCCCCCGCATCTCCAGTCCGGCACTGACTGCACAGGAAATTGCAGAGATGGACCCGGCAGATCTCACTGCCATGTCGGTTGAGGTTGTCACTTTTTTGTTGAAGAAGTCGGTGCTTGCCGGTTTACCGACAGCCTGACGGTTGACGATCTGGTGGCAGATATCGCCACCATTTTTCACTGGCCGCCATCCGTTACTGACGTTATGCCGCTGACCGAAGTGCTGGAATGGCGGTATAAAGCGATTCAGAGAAGCGGGGCCAACGATGAGTGATAACAACCTGCGTCTGCAGGTCATTCTTAATGCGGTTGACAAGCTCACCCGCCCATTTCGATCTGCGCAGGCCAGTTCAAGAGAACTGGCTGCTGCTGTCAAAAAATCCCGCGATGCAATAAAGCAGCTTGATCAGGCCGGGAGCAGTCTGGACAGCTTCCGAAAGCTGCAGGCAGAAAATCAGAAATTAGGCGACAGGCTGAACTATGCCCGCCAGCGTGCAAATTTGCTCAGTCAGGAACTGGGAGCGATGGGGCCGCCTTCGCAACGTCAGGTTGTTGCTCTGGGCCGTCAACGGCTGGCTGTTCAGCGCCTGGAAGAACGCCAGAAAAAGCTGCAGCAGCAGACGGCGCTTGTGCGTGCTGAACTGTACCGGGCGGGAATTTCTGCGAAAGACGATGCGGGAGCAACTGCCCGTTTAGCCCGTGAAACATCACGTTATAACCAGGAACTTTCGAAACAGGAGGCGCGGCTGAAGCGACTGGGGGAAGCTCAGCGCAGGATGAATGCAGCGCGTGCCAGTTATGCCAGCTCGCTGGAGGTGCGTGATCGTATTGCAGGTGCCGGAGCCACCACCACGGCTGCAGGGCTGGCAATGGGTGCGCCAGTGATGGCGGCAGTAAAAAGCTATACCAGCATGGAAGATGCCATGAAAGGTGTGGCAAAGCAGGTCAATGGTCTGCGTGACGATAATGGCAACCGCACTGCACGTTTTTATCAAATGCAGGATGCCATCAAGGCTGCCAGCGAACAGTTGCCGATGGAAAACGGTGCGGTGGACTTCGCTGCACTGGTTGAAGGTGGTGCGCGCATGAACGTCGCAAACCCTGACGACAGCTGGGAAGATCAGAAACGTGACCTGCTGGCCTTCGCCAGTACGGCAGCAAAGGCGGCAACAGCCTTTGAGCTGCCAGCGGATGAACTGTCAGAAAGTCTGGGGAAAATCGCCCAGCTCTACAAAATCCCCACCCGCAATATTGAACAGCTCGGTGATGCGCTGAACTATCTGGATGATAACGCCATGTCGAAAGGGGCAGACATCATTGATGTGATGCAACGTCTGGGCGGTGTGGCTGACCGTCTGGATTATCGTAAAGCGGCGGCGCTGGGTTCCACCTTCCTGACACTGGGCGCTGCGCCGGAGGTTGCAGCCAGTGCAGCAAACGCGATGGTGCGTGAATTGTCCATTGCCACCATGCAAAGCAAGAGTTTCTTTGAAGGGATGAATCTGCTGAAACTCAATCCTGAAGTGATTGAAAAGCAGATGACGAAGGATGCGATGGGAACCATCCAGCGCGTGCTGGAGAAGGTAAACGCGCTGCCGCAGGACAAGCGCCTGTCTGCCATGACTATGTTGTTTGGTAAAGAGTTTGGCGATGACGCGGCGAAACTGGCAAATAACCTGCCGGAACTGCAGCGTCAGTTAAAACTGACAGCGGGCAATGATGCGCTCGGCTCCATGCAGAAAGAATCCGACATTAACAAGGATTCACTTTCTGCGCAGTGGTTGCTGGTCAAAACCGGAGCGCAGAACACCTTCAGCAGCCTGGGCGAAACGCTGCGCCAGCCGCTGATGGATATTCTGTACACGGTGAAAAGCGTCACGGGGGCGTTACGTCGCTGGGTGGAAGCTAACCCGGAACTGACAGGCACACTGATGAAAGCGTCGGCCGTTGTGGCTGCGGTTACCGTCGGCCTCGGCACCTTAGCGGTGGCGCTGGCTGCAGTGCTGGGGCCGCTGGCAGTGATCCGTCTGGGATTCTCTGTGCTGGGTATCAAAACGTTACCTTCCGTTACGGCAGCAGTAACACGAACCAGCAGCGCGTTGTCCTGGCTGGCTGGCGCTCCACTGGCACTGCTGCGACGCGGGCTTGCTTCATCGGGCAATGCTGCGGGTTTACTTACTGCGCCGTTGTCATCTTTGCGCCGTACGGCATCACTGACGGGAAATGTCCTGAAAACTGTAGCAGGTGCGCCAGTTGCACTGTTGCGGTCTGGATTATCCGGTTTACGTGCGGTTGCTGTGATGTTTATGAATCCACTGGCGGTACTGCGCGGTGGACTGACCGCCGCAGGCGCGGTGCTGCGAGTGCTGGCATCTGGTCCGCTGGCGATGCTGCGCGTTGCTCTGTATGCCGTATCTGGTCTGTTAGGTGCTCTGCTCAGTCCGATAGGTCTTGTGGTTACTGCACTGGCGGGCGTGGCGCTGGTTGTCTGGAAATACTGGCAACCCATCACCGCATTTCTCGGTGGCGTGGTGGAAGGATTCAAAGCGGCGGCAGGTCCCGTCAGTGCTGCATTCGAACCACTTAAGCCTGTGTTTCAGTGGATTGGCGACAAAGTACAGGCGCTGTGGGGCTGGTTTACTGATCTGCTTACGCCCGTTAAGTCGACCTCTGCCGAACTGCAGAGTGCAGCGGCAATGGGGCGACGATTCGGGGAGGCACTGGCGGAAGGGCTGAATATGGTCATGCATCCGCTGGACTCCCTGAAATCCGGCGTTTCCTGGTTGCTGGAGAAGCTCGGCATTGTCAGTAAAGAGGCCGCAAAGGCAAAACTGCCGGAAAGCGTGACGCGTCAGCAACCTGCGACGGTGAATGCAGACGGTAAAGTGATGATGCCATCGGGTGGTTTTCCATCATGGGGATATGGCTTTGCGGGAATGTATGACAGCGGCGGGTATATCCCGCGCGGGCAGTTTGGCATCGTCGGTGAAAACGGGCCGGAAATTGTTAACGGCCCGGCAAATGTGACCAGCCGGAGAAATACAGCTGCACTGGCTGCCGTTGTTGCCGGAATGATGGGCGTTGCTGCCGCGCCTGCAGAGCTTCCACCGTTGCACCCTTTGGCACTTCCCGCGAAAGGCGGCGAAGCGATGGTGAGTCGTGCAGCCACTGTGCCGCCCGTTCAACGGATTGAGGCACCGATGCAGATCATCATTCAGACGCAGCCAGGACAAAGTGCGCAGGATATTGCGCGGGAGGTGGCCCGCCAGCTTGATGAACGTGAACGCAGGCTGAAAGCAAAAGCCAGGAGTAACTACAGCGATCAGGGGGGATACGACGCATGATGATGGTGCTGGGATTGTACGTGTTTATGCTGCGCACCGTGCCGTATCAGGAGCTGCAGTATCAACGCAGCTGGCGACATGCGGCAAACAGCCGGGTAAACCGACGTCCGTCCACGCAGTTTCTGGGACCGGACAACGACATGCTGACGCTTTCCGGTGTTCTTATGCCGGAGATAACAGGTGGCAGGCTGTCGTTGCTGGCACTGGAGCAGATGGCAGAACAGGGGAAAGCATGGCCCCTGATTGAAGGCAGCGGCACGATTTATGGCATGTATGTGATTGAGGGACTGAATCAGACTAAAACGGAGTTTTTCCGCGACGGTATGCCGCGCCGGATTGAGTTCACCCTGTCGCTCAAACGGGTGGATGAATCCCTGTCCGATATGTTCGGTGATCTCAGTGCGCAACTGAATAATCTGCAGGAAACGGCAACGTCTGCCTTAAGCGATATCAGTAAAACGGTGGGAGGGCTGCTGTCGTGAATTTCAGCTCTGAACTGCTTAACAAAGGCAACAAAACTCCCGCATTCAGCATCAGTATTGAGGGCAGGGATATCACCACTGTGCTGGATAACCGCCTGATGAGTCTGACGCTGACGGATAACCGGGGCTTTGAAGCGGACCAGCTTGATCTGGAGCTGGATGACGCTGACGGAAAAATCGTGCTGCCGCGCCGTGGTGCGGTCATTACGCTGGCGCTGGGCTGGAAGGGGCAGCCGCTTTTCCCTAAAGGGGCATTCACAGTGGACGAGATTGAACACACTGGCGCACCGGACCGCCTGACTATCCGGGCGCGAAGTGCTGATTTTCGGGAAACGCTGAATACCCGCCGTGAAAAATCGTGGCATAAGACCACCGTCGGGGAAGTGGTGAAGGAAATAGCCGCGCGGCACAAGCTGAAGATGGCACTGGGTAAAGACCTGTCGGATAAGCCCGTGGAGCATATAGACCAGACTAATGAGAGTGACGGCAGTTTTCTGATGCGGCTGGCGCGACAGTACGGTGCCATCGCGTCGGTGAAAAATGGCAATCTGTTATTCATCCGGCAGGGGCAGGGCAAAAGCGCCACTGGTAAACCTCTGCCAGTGATCACTATCACACGCAAGGACGGCGACAGTCACCGATTTACCCTGGCAGATCGCGGAGCCTACACGGGCGTAATTGCCAGCTGGTTGCATACCCGCGAACCTGCGAAGAAAGAAAGCACCACGGTGAAGCGTAAGCGCAGAACTAAGAAGCAGAAGAAAGAGCCGGAAGCGAAGCAGGGCGATTACCTGGTGGGTACGGATGAAAACGTGCTGGTACTTAATCGCACTTATGCCAACCGGAGCAACGCCGAACGAGCGGCGAAAATGCAGTGGGAACGCCTGCAACGCGGCGTTGCGTCATTTTCGCTACAACTGGCAGAAGGGCGGGCAGATCTCTACACGGAAATGCCTGTGAAGGTCAGTGGTTTTAAACAGCCGATAGATGATGCGGAATGGACCATTACGACTCTGACACATACCGTCAGCCCGGATAACGGTTTTACAACCAGTATTGAACTCGAAGTGAAGATTGATGATCTTGAAATGGAATAAAGCGTTCTCAATATTGATATTTTGTGTATCATTACAATAATTCTGATAGCAAAGGTAGGGATCTGGATATGATGAATTGTCCAAAGTGTGGTCATGCGGCACACACAAGGAGCAGTTTTCAAGTAACTGAAAGCACCAAAGAGCGTTACTGCCAGTGCCAAAATATTAACTGCGGGAGCACTTTTGTTACCCATGAAACAGTGGTCCGGTTTATTGTGACACCCGCACTGATTGCTACTGCTCCTCCACATCCATTGCCAGGTGGTCAGGGGCATATGAATTTTTGAGAAAGAGAACCTGCTACGGCAGGTTTTTATTCATCTGGGATCTCACCCGTTTCAAGAAAATGTATAAAGCCAGGCTCATCTATGATGATTGTGCCTTTCATCCTGGCTGCCGATACTTTTGATGGGCCTGCATTGTAACCGCAACAGAGCATCTGAAGGCTTTGGGTTACAGAGGTTCTTACCGTTAATCCTTGTTCATTCGCCTTATCAACCAATCTTTCTTTATCTGCTTTCTTAAATCCGGTGAAACACACATCGAATGTATTTTTTTTCGGACCAGACTGCTTAGTGAGATGTGAGTAGTTTTCGGGGAGGAATGATGTGCATTCCTGAATGGCTTGTTCTGGTGAATCGTACTGTTTAAGAATGCGGTCTTTTCGGAAGGTTTTTATTCGATCGGTGTTCTTACAAATGCCCTGTATATGATTTTCGCTATAACTGATGCTCTGTATAGAGTGAACACCGATACGACCATTTGCATTGATGTAAACAAAGTGAAGTTCTTCCATGTCAAACCTCTTTGCATGATTTCAAGATGGCGACAGGCAAGATGGACGCAAAAGTCTGTCGCCATTTTGCCGCCACTACCTAAGAAAAAGGGGCTACGCTTTCACGTAACCCCTTGATTTATTTGGTGGAGCTGGCGGGAGTTGAACCCGCGTCCGAAATTCCTACATCCTCGGTACTACATGCTTAGTCAGTCTTTACATTCGCTTGCCAGCTGCGGACGGACACGCCACTAACAAACTAGCCTGATTAAGTTTTAACGCTTCAACCCCAGGCAGGGCTTCCACGCGATCTCTTTTGGGTTTGACCTCTCTTGATCCCCGTCCTAAGAGCGGAGGCTAGGGAGAGAGGGCTCTAAGCAGGTTATTAAGCTGCTAAAGCGTAGTTTTCGTCGTTTGCGACTATTTTTTGCGGCTTTTTACGAGGCCAACCGCCCCTCGGCATGCACCTTGGGTTTCGCAAATCCCGTCGAATCCAGAATCAGCCCCAATGTGTAACGGTAAGTATACCAGATTTATGAGCAGCATGACTAGCCCAAAAGGCGTTATCATCCTGGAATTAGCGCCTGCATAGTATGATTTTTTTCGATTAAGCAATGGGATGGCTACATCTGTGTCAGATTTGACAGTCGATAAGATGTTCATTCGCGCCACCGGATAGGGAGGCGCGGTGAGGATTTGATTAGTATCGCTTATATAGGTTTAACGGTGGGCGTTTTTCATGATACGCGCTTTATCCACCTGCCATTCGCGTTCTTTGATATCTGAACGTTTATCGTGCTGTTTCTTACCTTTGGCGACGCCGATTTTCACTTTGCACCAGGCATTTTTCCAGTACAGGGAGAGCGCCACTACGGTATAGCCTTCTCGATTGACGCGACCGTACAATGAGTCCAGTTCGCGCTGGTTGAGAAGTAACTTGCGGGTACGGGTAGGATCGCACACCACATGCGTGGAGGCCACAGCCATTGGCGTGATGTTAGCGCCAAACAGAAATGCCTCTCCGTCGCGCAGAAGGACATAGCTGTCGCTGATATTGGCTTTTCCTGCGCGCAGGGATTTAACCTCCCAGCCTTGCAGGGCAAGTCCCGCTTCGAACTCTTCTTCGATAAAGTATTCGTGACGGGCGCGCTTGTTAAGCGCGATGGTCGCTGAACCAGGTTTATGTGCTTTTTTCTTCGTCAT